AAAACAAAACTGATTGACAAAATGGCTAACGATTTAGCCTTTATCACAGGCTTCAAAATCAAAGGCCTAAATGATGATTCACTAGATTTCTCTATACCACCAACTGAAAAAGCTATATACGTCTTAGACGATATATTAGTTGAAAAAGACTATGAAGAATATCTAAAATGGATCAACAAAGGTGATACCAAGAGTATCTACTTGATAGGTACCAATCACTCAATTAGAATTGAAAAGAAACCATGGTGGGATCTAAGAGCCTTTGTACCACACTATAAGCTCAACGCTGACTGTTCCTCAGGGATAGTTAGACGTTTAGGGCTAGACGCACCGGTTGTCTTTAATGGAGAATATCTTCTTAATGACGCTGGTAGTCAAACAACCATACAAACCGACTCACCCGGAATGTACATGATCAATGGTAAAACCCGCACAGCCAGAGAAACAGTCGAACTTGTATTTTCAAAATACAAGAGCTACTGTAACAACTTGATAGGCATAACACGTATTAATGAACACTATATAGGCACAGCTTCATTTGATATTGATATATCATGTCCTTCAATTACTCTCTTGACAGAGATGTTAAAGAGCAAGCACAACACTTTCAAAGCTTGGCTACATGAATTTGAAGGCTGTACAATCAAAGCCTCTCATGAAATAAGAACGCGTCTTTATGACATACGCTTATCAGAAGGATGGAACATCAATCATAACATCACATCAGAGAATCTTATAGAACTCATGGAAAATATGTCAGCCCGTTTCCGCAAAATTATTCCTGAAGCTAATCTTAGAATCAAGATTGGTGACAAAACTACTAGTCTTGTCGAAAACATATTATATGTTGGAGATGGACTAGGCGAATTTGTCGAAAGTATAGAAATATCCGAAACGGGTATTGCATACAATGATATTGATGAACGATACAATGTAGCATGGCCTGATTACGTCATATGGGAACAAACAAAAGAAATGCAAGGTACAGCAAAACACGTACCTTTATCTGTTCTCAAGGCAATGTTCCTACTTATTCAAGGAACTTCACTACCAATACTAGATATGTATCGACACCAGTACCAACAAACATCTACAATTAGAGACAAGATAGCCAGTGGTACGTATGATTATATCATAAGTCACCCAATAACAAAAATCGTATTTGGGTTAATAGCTGTATGCACAGCAGGAGCTATTATTACCTTGATATATAAAATGTTTAAACACTTTTTATCTAGCAAGGAAGAATATCCTGTTGCTAATACCGGCGACGACTCAATCGGAAGTCCTTCCCGATCAAAACATCTACATCGAGAATACAAAGCAGCTCTGATGTCAAGAAATCAAACTGAAGTATCTAGAATCCAAGAACAAGCAAAGAAAGAAGGATGTTCTGAGAGTTTAAATACTTTCGAACATGAATGGAGATCAAACAGCATTAGTAGTGAATACGAACATGACATGAAAGAATTAAAGAACTTAATTTTAACAGCAATAAATGAAGGAGATATACCAACTATGGACTATTTCTGGAGAACAAATAAGAATCTTGTCATGGAAACATTACAAGCAAAACCACAAATGTTACCATCTAACATGTTACCATGTAAAGCCAGTACACTTGAAGCCATTTCTAACAAAATTAGAAATAACTATGTTCTTATTAAAAACAATCAAGGACAAAATTTGGCTTTAGCCTTAGGTGGGAGAAAATTTCTCACTGTATCGCACACAACACCAGATATTGGCTACAAATCGACAATTCACTACAATTTAAATGGTAGTGACGTATCTCATGAAGTTGAATGTTATGCTATCAATCGTTCAAGAGACATTGCTTTCTACGAATGTAAAGCTAAAATTCCCGAATTCAGAGACCTTACAAACATGATTACAACAGAAGAACATCTTTCTGAACTCCAATCTGGTACCATTGTAAAACGCAACGGAAGTCATCACACAGCACCATTAGAATACTATCCTAAAATGGCTGTACGTTTGACAGACAGAACAGATCCACTCAAATTGTGGGACTGCGATGAAAAGATTATTTGCAGCTCAACTTTAGGACTCCAACTACCAGCAGTTGTCTCACTAGGTGACTGCGGTACCGTAATTATGGGTCTTAGAAACAACGAGTGGAGTATTATAGGTATCCATATTGGTATTCAAGTAGGTCATCTTTACTTTGCTTCAATAACAAGAAAAGATCTTGATTTTTTTGAATCCAAACCTAACACCACATCTGACGATTTACGCACATTGGTCAATCCAATAGACGGCCAAGATTATGTAATTGATGACTTCATGTTATCATTGCTTAGAAAACCTTTTAAGTTTTCTAAATATGAACACACACCTAACATGAAAGTGCTAGGTTACAACCAGGCTATGAAATTATATTCTAAACCTGAGAATAGAGCAGTTTTTTATCCTGCTAAGTCTAACTTAGCAACTAGCTATTTACCATCAGCTACTGATTTAAAATTTGTAGAAGACACCTCGGAACTAGCTAGAGATTACTTTGGAAACGCCGATCCTTTATGGACCCAATGCGTCAATTACACAATGCTGCATCCAAACGCAAGGAAATGGAACACTGATATCTTTGAACACACTCAACAATTAATGACACAGAAAATGGCTGAAGATTTTGGCAAGCCACGAAGGTTTACCTTATACGAAGTCATCAATGGACGTAATGAATGCAAACAGCTACCCTGGACAACTTCAGCTGGATCAAAATTAAAACTGAAATACAATATCCAAACCAAACGTCCTTTTGCCAATCCTTCGGTTTTATTCGAAGAATACCAACAAGGCATGTTCAAGATAAACACAAACACTGAAGCAGGAGCTGGACTTCTTGAAGATTATCAACTCAAGAAAGATGCTATTATGAGAAGTTTACCCTTCGCTATAATAGTACGAGACAATGCTAAGGTTGAGCTTATACCAGCAGAACAAGCTAAGAAAGGCAAAGTACGCCTTTTTAGTGAACTGGAATTAGCAGACAACATGGTATTGAAGTCTTTCTTTGGATATATTCAAGAAATTGGTCAAGCAAGACACCACAAAAATGACTGGCAAATTGGTTACAATCCTTATGTGGACCCAGTAGCCATAATGAAAGAAATGAATGACAAACCAGGTGATGTAATTTCTAGTGATTGTAAACGACTTGACAAAACAATATTGCCAGAAATGATTAGAGCATTTGTAAGAAGCACACAAACTGAACTAACGCCAACACAATGCAAAGCACTTGAAGACTCTTTAATATACACAATCCACAACATTAATGGGAACATATTCTTCCTTGACAGAGGAAATGAATCTGGATCCTATATAACAACTATGTTGAATTGTTACGTTTTAGACTTCGCTGATGTTTATGCAATTTGTGCTGAATTCCAAAAAGATCACAATAGACTACCATCACTATATGAAGTGCGATCTTTACATGCTAAGAAAATTTTGGGCGATGACAAATTGGCTAAATACCATCCTTACCTTAAGATGGATTTTGAAAAGATACAATACTATTGTAGCCTATTTAACATCTTTGTCACTCCACCTAAGACAGATGAACCATACTCATTCTGTTCTAGAGATTTCATAAAAGATAAACAACCTTTTGTGTATCTCCCAAGACTCAAGAAAGAAAGTATTGTTGCAAGACTCTTTTACTTTGAGAACTACTCTAGAGAAACTGTGTTGCAGAACTGCTCCGGAGCTTTATCCGAAGCAGCTTTCTGGGATGCTGGTTTCTTTAAAGAAGTTGAAGAACTTGTAAGAATGAGACTAGAAGCTGTTGGATCTTCTAAAGCTCTTGAATATTACCCTCAAGAAGCTTTTTTGAAATTCTACAGACTTTTTGTCTTAGGTGAAAATAACTCACCTCTTTTACAGGCAGAGGCGTCGCCTAATGGAACTAAGAATAATTGTAATAAACTAAAATTTATAAAACAATATCCAAACTTCAAAATGAGTCTAACATACTTGAACGAATATGCTCAACGAAAAGGACTTACAATCACGACAACGTTTTCATCAACTGGTGATCCACACACACCTGAATGGACGGCTGTACTCAACCTTAAGAGTTCAGATTCCACTTTCAATCAAACAACTGAAGGTGAAGCTACATCAAAAGGTTCAGCAAAAACAATAGCTGCTGACAAGATGATGGAGTACATTAAAAAACATGACTACGCCATAGCCGTAATTGAACTTGAAACAGGAAACCACTACTACTTGCTAGAATCAACAACAGCAAAGGTATTAGGTGATATCAAGAGAATGGGTTTAGTACCCGAAGGGATAGAGCTAGTAGTTCATACACCAGAACAAAAAGCAGCCTTTGAATCAAATGCTTGCTTAAAAAATAGCCACTCTGTAAGAATGGTTAATTTTGGCTCTACTTCCGAAGATGCTACTAAACAATCTGATAGACCTATTGAACCTGCTTCTATGAACCAAGCAGCTCAAGCAATGTCTACAGCAGCAGCTGTTGACTTGGGTAATCCACAACCCACCCAAGTTATACCAGCTATAACTCACGAGTCATCTCCAACGAATGCCGCTATAGAGTTGGCCCCTCGTCAAACTTTGAACACCCAAGGCGCTCCTAACATGGCAGGTGTCGGAGCTGTGACTTTTGATCTTAAACAACTGATCTATTCACAGTTTCTTGATTCTGATCTAGAATTGACCATACCATCAGACGCTCCCGCAGGAACGATTGTTGGTGTATTCCCTTACGGACCAGAAGAAACCTACGTAAACCAGCGTATTAAAGACTATGGAAAACTCCACACCAGATACACAGGAGCTATTGAATATAGATTCACTGTAATAGGTAACCCCCTGTACAGTGGTTCTGTAATGGTAGCTTGGTTGCCAGAAGTTCCTACAGAGAGTATTGTACCAATCAGTACACTACACCAGTATGCTTACCACGCAGAAGCTACAACTCTGCCATGGAATAAAATTCATGTTCTGCATGACGCTAGGAAAACAGATTTCTACCGAGAAATGGGTGAAGCTGGTCCAAAGAGACCTTGTTTGGTCATGGCCTTATTCATGTCTATACAAAATCCTTTAAAGGAAGATGCTATAGTGCGAGTGAGAATCGCTACGAAACTACAAGGAGCCGGAGGACCAAATCCATTCATATTCTTCAATCCAGCCACAAAACCAGCTACTATTTTATCGGCACCCAAACTCAATCAAGTCAACATAAGACCATTCGCTTCGGTTTTCCCTTCAACAAGAAACCAAAGAATTTTTATGGCTTCGGATGGTAATCGTTACTCTAACAATACACGACGCCTAGATGGTATATTTTATCCACCTTTTAATACCATCAATTTATCTGGAAATTTCTGTGCTTGGAATGACACCCCTATACCGGGAACCATTGATGTTGCAAGAACTTATGTTAATGCAACAGCAGGGTTTGAAGGTAAAAGAGATGATTTCAAACTTTTATGGAAGGGTTTAGCTGAACTCTTAGATGTTGACAAACTCAATGCTGAAACTAGATATTTCATGGGTACAGCTATTGTTTCCAACATGCCACAAGACAAACTGGGAAAATACACAACTAAATTCCCAATTAGTCAATTCTATAACGAATTTAGTGGCAATACAACAAGACTATCCCAAACTGAGTTTGATACCATTGGCAGGATCAGCTCATGGCTAGATGGAGCGCCAAAACAAAACGTAATTTCAATAGTCGAACAAAGCGTTTTAACAACAATACGCTTGGAAGAAACTGCAGGATGGTACCGCAGATACGGTCACGCCAAAACATTCAAAGTTGTCACTACTGATGGAACATTTTCAGTAGTATTAATGTACATGGCTAGATTCACTGGCACCAATGTTTTGAATTCAGCTTTAACAACTCTTCGTATACCAACACGCGATGAAATTGATAATGCAATTCTACCTAACATACCAATGACATTAATAGACACAGGTGTTGCCACACCAGGAACAACTCCATTTTTGCCTGGAAGCTACAGAGCTTTCCGGATGACAGAAATGGTCCCAACAAGTATTACCTATTCGGTATTCAACTTCCGTCAACCCACACTGACTGACAACTCAGAAGTCCTTAGATACTTCCAAGGCTTTAATGTATCAGGCACACAATGTGTTCAATTCCAACTATTGAACAACACAAGCCAAAGAGTTTTTGCAACTATTAGATATCAAGAGTCCATGTTTATGATTAATTCATATAGCACCGGCGATTTCTATAAAACTGTTCCATGGACACCGGAACAAATTTCTATTATTAACGAAGTTATAATTGAAAAGACGCAAGAATTCCCTTACACTGACATGTCAGATTGGTTGGTAAGAGACTCAACTACTTATCTTTCCGATTTGAAAGCAGTGAACACTGATTTACCCAGTGCTACTCAACTTGTTTTTCGCCAAGCTGTCAAAGAACAAGGAACGCCTCAAGCTCAACTACTAGCTATGCTAGGAGGTGGAGCTATGAGCGGAGTAGGTCAAGCGCTAGGTAAATGGCAAGAACAAAATTTCCAAAAAGACATGCAAGGAAATATGTTTGACCACAATCTCACCATGCAAAATAACATGTTTGGACAACAAGACAAAATGCAAGGTGGACAATTTGACCAACAGACTTTGATGCAAAAGAACATGTTTGACTTCAATACTTTAATGCAAGGTAATGAATTCCAATTCAGTAAAGACATGTTTAACATGCAATCAGATCAAAATGTTCGTATGGAAAATCTACGAACTCAAAATGATATGTCTCGTAGAGGCATTTCAACACAAAACAGCTCAATGCTCGGCGGTGGTTCCGTCGCGCTTAGCAACCCATCATCATATGGTGGAGAGTCCTCAGCATAACCAGCTGTAGGCATTTGCACTAGTCTAGTACTATGCTAGTGTATCTTACCTTGAGAGGTAGCGTATCTGAACTTATGCTTAGGTTTCAGACAAGTAGGATGATGAATCAGAC